CTGATAAGGAAGACCGTCCTGACTGCGCTGATGCATCAGCACCGCCGTGCCGTCACCGAAGTTCTCGACCATCCACGACAAGTCGAACACCACCTGCCGTGCTTCTCTCTCACCCTGTCTGCCGATAGGAATCGCACCACTGGCAAACTCATTAACTGCAATATTGATTTTCATGTCTGCCCTCCGATGCTCAGAGTCACTGTGCCATCACCTGCTGCCCTCAGCTGCACATCCTCGAGGATCGCTGCCGCCGCCTCAGCCCGTTCCGCAGCCGCTTCAGCTGCAGCCGCCGATGTGTCGTGGAGCACGAGCGACTTATCGTCAAGATCAAACTGCACCTCGAACGTCATGCGATCACCTCCTCGCGCAGAACGTCAGCGACCGTTGCCTTGAATGCCTCGCTCGCCATGGCGTCGCCGCCGCTTGTCAGCACACGCAGCTGGATGTACACCGGCTTGTCGGGCACGAGCCGCAGCGTCTCTTCCTGTGTCAGCGTGACCGTGATCGTCGAGCCGCTCGCCGTGCAGTCACTGCTGTCCTTGTCGATCCGGATGTTGTCATAGTGCTGGCTCACCGTGACCCAGTATTCCGTTAGCGTGCTGACTGCCATCGGGAGTGTGAATGTTAGTGTTGGTGTAGTGCCTCTGTACATGCCTTACCTCCTGTTTTTAAGCTTCCCGATCGCGATCCACTGAACCATAACGTACCTGCTGGCTGATGCGGCGTTGTGGATCGCGATACTGTAGCCCAGCTTATCGACCGACGTGACCGACACCGTTATCAACCCGACATCAGGCGAGCTGGATCCGGTTCTCAGTGTCAGGTACAGCGCCGGCGGATCGATGAATTCCACGCCGAAAGTACCGATGGCGCCACCGGTCGCCCGGGCGTCAACGGTGAATGCGGACGTCGATCCGGTCACGATGTCAGGTGATGCATCAAGCCGCGCCTCCAGTTCCCCGATACGCGCCAACAGCGCCGCGTTCTCGTTCTTAACCTCGGCGATGTTCTCAACGTCATTTGTCGGAGGCTTGGTATCGTTGCCTGTCAGCCAGGCACGCCCATTCGCCACCCTGACGCGAACCTTGTCGCCGGGCTTGCAGTCAACACTCATGCTCACGGGAGTGTCGGATATCTCCGCTCCAGTAAACCGAACATAAGCAGTGCCGCCCTTGACCATCGTCACGGTGCCGGTGTAATCCGAACCGCTCTTCTTCTGCTCCGATCGTAAAGACGCGAGCAATCTTGCGATGCCCTTCATACCGCGACCACCTCCTCAGACGTTCGGCATCCGTAGCCGAGTGCAACTGTTTGGGATGTTATCTTGAATTCACCATCAATCCCGACGGAAGACAGATGAAGCGTTACGCGGTCGCCGACCAGCACGTCAGGCCGATACCGCCTTGAGTAACTCACCGTCCGTGCCGGTTCCTGATTCGACCGCAGGATGCGCAGGGCATACTCTGCAAGGCTCTCGCTGTCGGCGATACTTGCCGCCGAATCATTCATCCAGATTTCGCCCGTGCCGCCTCTTTTGGCTTTTCGGCTGATGGTCGAGACGGGGCTGTCGGCGTCGTCGTCCACATATTCCGTGTAGGTGTCGCCCGAAACGACCCGGATGCAGTTGGGAACGCTGAACCAGTCCTGTTCGTCCGTCATGGTGAGTTCCACCACATCGTTGCCGTGCATATCAAACGTAGCGGATACGCTATCAGCAGGGGCGCACACGTGCACCGTTCCGTCACCTGTCACCCGGAGCCGCCATCCGATGGCGTCCAGGATCAACCACGCCACATCAAGACGGCTCATGTCGTTCTCAGCAACGATGGCTTCCGACAGGCTCGGCCCTTCGCCGTCCACCACCACCGGAGCCGGGCCAACTGACAGCAAGGTCGCCACCAGCTGAGCGGCGTCCGCCCCCGGCGGTGCGTAATAGCCGATGGGCACCAGAATGTCGTCCACCGGCTTTAGCACGGAATAGCACTCGACCGTATAGGTCACTCTTACGCCGTCAAGATTCCTGCTTGGTGCGGAAGCGAGCCCGGTAAACAACGCCACCCGTGCGCCGCTCGATTCCTGGCGTGCCTTCAAGTAGACGCGCACCCAGCACTCACCCGGGTTTTCCGTCATCGTTAAATCAGCGGACTCCATAAGCCCGGTGTTTGTCCTGCTTATAGAGCCCGCTGTGAAGTCGAGCGTCCCCGCGTCCATCCATGTCAGCGGGTCAACCTTCTGCAACTCATAAAGAGCGCTGAATCCCTTATTCCAGTTCATTAGATCCCGCCCCCTACCGGGTGCAGTTCATACCATTCCGACAGAGTCATGCCCGCGGGTTCCTGCGGGTCTATGGCGGCGATGGTCATCGTGTAGGAAACCTTCCTGTCGTCATAGGACTGCTGTTCCTCGATCTGGACGTCCGCCGTCAGCGAGGATCCGTCCGGCGTCCGCACATGAGCGATGCCCGCATAGCCCGCGAGGTCTCTCATTGCCAACTGCCTGTCGAGGTCATCGCCCCGGACAAGCACGGTGTTCGCCGTGAGGTCTCTGGTGACCGCCGGGTTCCAGTCGCCCTGGACGGATCCGCCCAAATAGGAAGTCCGCTTGAAGTCCTTTGTCCACCTGTTCGACAGGCTGAGGTTGTACGGCAGTTCGATCTGCTGACCGTCCACCGTGACGATCATTTGCTGTTCTTCGAGGATGTCACCGTCTTCGGAGTCGGCATCATACCACGCAAGCCCTGTGTCGCTCGCATAGTCGCCGTTGGGCGTGACCGTCACAAGCCTATGCCCGCAAGCCTGCCCGAAGCCCGGATAAGGGTCAACGTAGGTCGTTCCGAAAGTCGCACCCTTATAAACCAACTCGGGCTTATCGGCTGTTATGCGATAAATATCGCATGTGTCACCGGTAGCGTAGCCTTCCGGAGCGATGGGCGTGATCTTCGCAAACCTCATGTATTTATCCATCACGACCTTGACGCCTGGAGCATCCGCCTTGTGCGTCCAATCCACCGTGAAGGACTCCGACACGGTCGCACTCTGTCCGAAGTCGTCTCTGATAGTCGCAATCAGCGTATAGCGTGCGCCGTCATCGAGTGACCCGACCAAATCATCTGCCGCAATGGTGATTGACGCCTCTCCGATCTGGGAGACGGTTGCGATAGTCTCACCGGCATATCCGTCATAGTCGTTTTCATCCGGGCGGTAGATGTGGTAATCTTCCGCCCTTACGATCGACAACGCCGTCACTCCCGTGGATCCTGCGCCGGTGATCGTAGCCGTCAGGGGCATAGCCGTCAGGACGCCGTCCGACAGGCTGTCCGTCAGCGTGATGGTCAGCGGCTCGGCGATGTAGAGCGTTGCCGGTTCAGACCAATCCGACTGTATTCCAGACTCGGAGGTCGTACGGATCGAAAGGTTGTATGTCTGCCCTGTCACCCAATCATGAGTGATTTCGAGGCTCTGCCCGGTCTCGGTGTGGGCGACGATTGTGCCGTCTTCAAGCCTGATTTCTGCATACGCCTGCGGACTTCCGTCAGCGGACGAATACGCCCACCGTGCTGTGATGCTGTCATTAGCGTTTATCACCGACTTGCTCAGCGTAAGTGCAGGCTTGTCCGGGACGCTCGACAGGTTGTATGTATACGTTTCAGACCACGGGCCGACCACCTCATTATCGGAAGAGGCGTTAATGAGCCTGACCCGGAAATACCACACGCCGGTATCAAGCCCGGCAATCACCCATGAGGTTGCGAGGGCGTCTGTGACTTTGTACTTGTTCGGCTCATCGGTTGATTCCCATGCTTCCTCATGGTCAGCCCACGCGAGTTCCGCCTGCGTGGCATCGTCCCAAGACCATTCCCAACCGATGCGCACCGTGCCGTCACTGGGCCCGTCCGTGAGCGTCACCACCGCCGGGGCAACAATCAGAAGGTTGGAATCGATAGCCGAAGCCGACCGCATCCCGGCGTTGATGGTCGTGCCGGAGTACGTTCCGACAAAAGCGAACGCCCCGAAGCAGGTCTTGTCATCGCCAATGATCTCGGGCACCTCATAGGTCGCCGTAGTGGTGCCGTACGGCATGATGCCGATAATGCGGTCATTGCTCGGGTCGTCCTCCAGACGGCAAAAGATCGCCGTGCTCGCCGCCGTGCAGCTGGTCGCCGTGGTGATCGTGACACTGACGGCGCCCGTTGTGGTGTTCGGAGTCGCCGATATCGTGGGAGCCGCAAGGGTTCCGACCTGCGCAAGGAGTTCGTTCGAGTAAGACGGGTTCGTGTCGTGATTACACAACACCCTGACCCACATGCATTCATCCGTGCCGATGACCGCCGAAACGTTGACGACCACCTTGTCGTTTCCGCCGTTTGGAGTTACATCGACCGCATCCGACCACCCGCTTGCCGGGGGAGTAAATGCTGCGTCTGTCGGGGATGCAATCACATACTGAAGGGTAATGAGGTCAATCGGACTCAGGTCATCGTATGACGCCCGCCACGCCGCAGTGATCCGGGACACCGAGCCCATCGTCACGGCGCTAGCGGAATCCAGAACGACCTGCGTCGGGGTTCCGTATGCATGGCTGACGGTCGCCCACTCGGACACGCCCGCCGGGCCTGCTGACCTGACGCGGTACCACCGCACAAGGTTGGTTTCGGCAAGCACTTCCGTCTCTTCTGTGACGGTCTGGGAGTCTTCCGCCGTCTTGCTCATGACCGCACCCCATTCGGACTCCATCGGTTCACCGTTTCGGGGGATAGCACAAGTCTGCGCCTGAACTTCCGTGAAGACTTCCGTGCTTGTGTTGTTGGTTTCCGCTTTCCATGTGAACACGCCGCTGTTGACGGTTCTGTTCTCGTAGGTCAGCTCGGGAACCTTCGGCACGGTTGCCGTCCATGCTCCGGAGGTGGCCCAATCAGACCACCCCGGATTTGACTTTTTGATTTTCTTCTTCTGGTTGCCGCGCACCCTGAACGCGAGCGTCCGCACGTTCGCCAGTGTAAGCGCCGCAGACACCGCATTGACGCCTACGCTGACAGCCGTCCACGCGCCTCCGTTCAGCCGATACTGCAACTGCTGACCGTTGGCGTAGTCCGCGCCGCCTATCTTCCACTTCAGCGTGTACACGTTCCCGGAACGCGCCACCGATAACCCTGTGGGTTTCTTCGTTTTAGCCATGTCATGCCATCCTTAACTCGCGCCTGAGTGTCCGCGCCGCACTGGTTGCCCAGAGGTCTGGATCTTGTGCACCGTTCACAGTGAAATACTGCGTCACGTGCGGAGCGGAATGTTCATCAAACTCGCGCCCCAGCTGCGTCCACAGCTTCTCAATCGGAACGACCGCCTCAGCTCCGGACTCACCAACACCGATTACAGACGGAGCGTCGAAGATACCACCT